AACAATGGGGAAATATGGCATTGAAACCAAATTTTCTTTCCTTTTCAACGAATCATTAATCACAAGAGCTCGAAACTATCTTGTTGATGAATTCCTTCGTACAGACTACACACACTTATTGTTTATCGATTCAGATATTCATTTCAATCCGCAAGATGTTGTTGCACTATTAGCATTAGATAAAGATGTTATTGGTGGACCTTATCCAAAGAAATCAATGAACTGGAGTAACATTGCACAAGCTGCAAGAAATCATCCAGATATGGAACCAAAAGAACTCGAATCACTTGTTGGCGAATATGTCTTCAATGTGGTAAAAGGTACACAACAATTCCAAGTAACAGAACCTCTTGAGGTTATGGAAATTGGTACTGGTTACATGTTGGTTAACCGAACTGTTTTTGATAAGATGGCAGTACAGTATCCAACTATCAAGTACAAACCAGACCATGTTGGACAAGCTAACTTTGATGGTTCAAGATATATCCACGCTTACTTTGATACAGTAATCGACACCAAAGAATCAATCGTTGGTGGTGGTTCGGATCGTTACTTGTCAGAAGATTATATGTTCTGTCAAATGTGGCGTAAAATGAACGGAAAGATTTTCTTGTGTCCGTGGATGAAAACTCAGCACATCGGTACCTATGCATTTACAGGTAATATGCCTGCTGTTGCACAGTATACAGGTAAACTATGACCGATGATGTTGTAAAAGCATCTCAGACCGCTACAACTGGCGGTCGTAAGTTTGATGGCGGTAAACTACAATATGGTTTACTGCCACCACTTGCACTAAAAGCCACAGTTGAAATTTTGACCTTTGGCGCAGAGAAGTATGAACCGGATAACTGGAAACATGTTCCAGATTCCAAACGGAGATACTTTGATGCGATGCAAAGGCATATGTGGGCATGGAAAGAAGGTGAACAGAATGATTCTGAATCAGGCAAAAATCACCTTGCTCATGCTCTTTGTTGCCTCATGTTTCTGTATGAACATGATATAATGTATTCTGTTGAAGACAATTCTTAATTATGAGAGGTATTAAATGAAATTATCAAACGACACACTATCGGTGTTAAAAAACTTCGGTGCCATAAATCAAGGCATCATGTTTAAAAAAGGTAAGAAACTTAAAACAGTTTCTTCACATAAAAATATTCTTGCTGAGGTAGATATCAAAGAAGATATTCCAGCAGACTTCGGTGTATATGACTTGAACAATTTCTTGTCGGTTGTATCACTACATAAAGATGATCCAACATTTGAGTTCGATGAGAAACATGTTGTTATCGTTGGCAACAAAGGTCGCAGTAAGATTAAATATCGCTTCTGTGAACCCACAATGATTGTTGTTCCGCCTGAGAAACAATTGACAATGCCTGATGCAGAGATTAACTTCACTCTTTCTGCTGAAGACTATGATTGGATTATGCGGGCTGCATCTGTTCTATCTTCACCACAAGTTGCTGTTGAATCCGATGGTAAGAAAGTTTCAATTGTAACTATTGACTTGGCAAATGACTCTGCACATACCGATGCACTTGAAATTTCTGCTGGTGATGGCAGTAAGTATCGTATGGTATTCAAAACTGAAAACCTTAGTAAGATTCTTGCTGGTGGTTATGAAGTCGCTATCTCTTCAAAAGGCATTTCAAACTTCAAACATAAAACACACCCACTTCAGTATTGGATTACAACTGAACAAGGTTCTAAGTTTGAGAAGGCTGCTTAATTATGAAATACTCTGACGCATTTCCTGATGATGAAGAAACACCACTTGTTCAACTTGAGCAAAAACAACCAGTCTTTCCTAAATTAACAATGCAAGAATACATTGCAGTATTACAAGCGGAAAGAGAAACTCTTTTGAAAGACTATTATAAACCACAATCAGAAGGCACAGGGCATTATAATACTGCCGCTTCTGTTTTACAATTTCGTATCACCGAATTGTCTAGGGGACTATAATGGCTGTTAAAATCTTTACAAACATTTTTAAAGGTAATGCTACTGATAGTGTCGCTATTAATCCAGCACATGTAGTATCAGTTTGGGAAGGAATTCAAGTATCGGAAACAAATGAAGTTTCTACTGTTACTTGTTTGTTTACAGTTACTGGTCAAACCTTTCAACTAGAAGATACATACCTTGAAGTTGTTGCTCGATTGAACGAAGTTTAATTTTTTTTTATTTTATATTATGAGGTATTGTGATGGAACATTTATTGTGGACAGAGAAGTATCGTCCTAAAACGGTAGAAGAGTGCATACTGCCTGAGAGGTTGAAACAACCATTTCAGGAATATGTTAATCAAAAACAAATCCCCAATCTCTTACTGAGTGGCGGTGCAGGCGTAGGTAAAACTACCATTGCAAAGGCTATGTGTAATGAGATTGGTTGCGATTTTATAGTAATCAACGGTTCAGATGAATCTGGCATCGATACATTCCGTGTCAAAATCAAAAACTATGCTTCGTCAATGTCACTAACTGGTGGTCGTAAGGTCATCATTATTGATGAGGCTGATTATCTAAATCCTAATTCAACACAACCTGCGCTTCGTAATGCGATTGAAGAGTTCGCAGGTAACTGTTCATTCATCTTTACTTGTAATTACAAAACTCGTATCATTGAACCATTGCACAGTCGTTGTGCAGTTATCGATTTCAATCTGAAGAACGGTGAGAAGGCTAAGATGGCATCTGCTTTCTTTAAGAGAGTTCAGATGATTTTGCAAAGTGAAAAAGTTGAGTTTGTTGATTCAGTTATTGCAGAATTAATTAAGAAACACTTTCCAGACAATCGCCGTATTCTAAATGAACTACAACGATACTCACAGTTTGGAAAGATTGATACTGGTATTCTTTCACAGATTGGTAATGTTCAGATAAGTGAAATTACTAAACATATCAAAGATAAAGACTTTGGTGCAATTCGTAAGTGGGTTGCATCTACTGATTTAGATACTAATACAATGTTTCGTCAGTTGTATGATTCTTTATATGATGTTATGAAGCCACAATCTATTCCACAAGCAGTTGTGATTATTGCTGACTATCAATACAAGAACGCATTTGTTGCTGATACTGAAATTAACCTTGTTGCATGTCTGACCGAACTCATGGTTGAATGTGAGTTTCTATGATAAATTTTACAAGTTGTAAAACTGATAGTATAAAAAATATTTCAAATATTTTATTTAATGAATATCAGTATAAAATTACAGAATATCTAAGTTCGAATGTTGATTGGAATAAAGTTTTTTCTGTTCAGTTATCCTTCATGAATCATTTTAATAGACCAGCGTTAAGATTTGTAAAATCTGATTTGATATCCCGAGCGGTGGAGAAATATTCAAATCGAAAATTAATATTTGTTGATGAGGTTGGATACGATTTTATTGTTCCTGAAACATGTTCCGATCCAGAAATTCAAGGATCAGGATATGATGGTATAAAAATTGAGTTGAAAAGTCAATTAGATTTATTTGGTAAAAAAAATAATAAAACTAAAAATATTAAGTTGGATAACACAAATGGACAATCAAGTGAAGATAAAATTTACACAAAAAAATTCGACTATTTGTTATTATTACAACCAGGATTGGTTGGTATAACAAGTTATGAAGCTATACAACCCTACATAAAATATAAACCTGATGGTAGAACAGTTCAAATACCACATGATATTATAGAATTTTTTGCACACACATATGAGTTTAAAATTGACAAAAAAATTAAACTTAATGATAGATATGAACAAATGATTGAAGATTCACTAAATGATATTGAAAAACTATATGATACTAGATTTATTTAAACCTACTTTTGATTGGATTAAAGATGATTGGCGTAGTGACAAATTTCGTTTTGCACTTGAGATATTGGCTTGGGCGATTTCAATTGGATGTAGCATCACTATGGCTATTACTGTCCCCAATCCACCTCTTCTTGCTTTGTATCCTGTTTGGATTACTGGTTGTGCTATCTATGCTTGGTGCGCTTATACTAGGCAATCATTTGGCATGTTGGCTAACTACATTCTGCTAACAACTATCGATACTATCGGATTGTTGAGAATGTTATGAGTAATCCATTTGACTATGTAAACTCAATTCTTCAAAACAAAAAGAATCTAATTGTAGATGAATTGACAGAAAAGGAATATCAACCATTTCTAGTTAATAGAACTCTATCCTATCATAAAGACTGTATCCTTTATGCCAATGAAATGAATCGTAGACACTTAACTGACAAAAAGTTACAATATGATTTTCTTCTAAATACCATTAGGTCACAGAAAAGACCTTTTGCTAAGTGGGTTAAGTCTGAAAAAAGTGAAGATTTAGAATGTATCAAGCAAGTTTTCGGCCTATCCAATGAAAAAGCTCGTGAAGCCATGCGCCTCCTTAGTAATGAACAAATCCAACAATTAAAAGAACAAACCGATACAGGTGGATTAAGGAAATGATATGGTTGATTTGGCCAAATTCATTGAGGTCACTCTCAATGAACAGGATGATTTTTTAAAGGTCCGTGAAACTTTAACACGG